GACTCAGATTTTTTAAGTGATCCTGGCAATTCATTACCGTTGCTTATTGCTATATTATTTGCTGATATATCCACATTAATGGTTTTAGATATACCAGAAAAGCTATGATTTCCACCACCAGCTACTGCACTAATATTAAGAATATTTCCATTTGATGTTTCAGATAACTTAATTTTACCGCCGAAGCTATACGCAATATAATAAGTTTTATGGTGCTCTAAATTACCAACAGTCTGACCACTAGTCGCATTGTATCTAACTATTGATCCTATTGGCATACCAGCCTGCTGAGCTTCAGTTAAAAGAATAGTGTTTTCTGTTGTGTCAACAATGCTTGTTGATGTACCATCAAAGGATGCAGCTCTTGGAAGAAATTCATCGAATGAAGTAATAGTTAGAGTAGAAGATCCACCAGTTTCATCTGTATAAAATTGATTATTGTCATTAGATTCATCTCTAATTCTAAAGGTAGCTTTATTATCTAAAATTAGATCAGTGTGGGTTTCGTTTTCGTTGTATATGAATTCATCTATGTTCATGAACTCATAATACTTTTCTAATAATACCTTAATTCCACTCTCACCGGAATCTTGTAAAATTTCACTAGGAATTAATTGATCAATTCTTAGATCTTCTTTAGACTTTCTTTTACTAGAAGCAATTGCCTCTATATAACCAGGTGAGTTATTTTCAGCCATCTTATCTTAACCTTGAGTTAGTGGTATAATCAATAGTTCCAGAAGCGCCGCCTGTAGCGATAGTATCAACCTCAGGTGTAATAGTAACATAAGTTTGATCTATATTTAATAGCTGATCGCGCTTAGGTGCAATATCCAAGCTGTTAGGTGTAACCGTAATTTTAATTTCAGTATCAGCATCAATAATAAAGTTATTAATTCTAACTAAGCCCGCGGCCGGTGTAATTTTTCCAACATCGTTTAATGTTGTGATATTCTTACCACCAACTATGCGATACGCTATTACCCTTCTGTCAGTTGATCCATCAATTGGAACATCTCCAAAATAATTAGCTACACCGTTAATATTAAATGGTGTAGATTTAATTACATGCTCTGTTGATTCACCTGCTTGAAATATGGGTGATGCAAATGATAACGTAAAATCATTTTTAGAAATATCAGTTTTAGCTGATATATTTTTAAACATATATGGTCTAACTGTACTATTCAAAACTGATCGATCAGCACTATCAATTAAATTTAATAACTGAGAATATCTGAATACTCCATCAAATTTATTTAATTGGTTAAAGTTGTAATCAGAAATAGTATCTCGTATTATACCCTGTAATCCAGCTGAAGATCGATCAGTAAGGTTTGGATTATACTTAAAGAATACGTCTAATTCTAGGTTTGTAAAATTGGGATCTACAATCTCAGGTGTAATGGATACAATATTTTTACCTTTAAGTACAGAGTTAATAATAGTATCTTTTTCCTGTTGTGTTAACACCGCTTCAGTAAGAGGCTTAATGCATATATAAACACGACCAAAATCAACTGGCTCATTATCTTCCCCACCCCACGTTGAGATAGAAGCAATATTAGCAAACGATTTAAGAATAATAGCCCTATAATCGTCTGAAGTTACCGCTCTGTTTTGTGCTGTAAATGTTAGAGGAGCATTAAACCGAATAGATTCAATCGATTCACGTATAGCACCACTACCAGCAGCTGCTATAGATGTTGGAGTAGAATATGTAGCTTCTACCAATTGTTGGCCATCTGGCTTAGCTAGAGTTCCTGTAAACTGGAAAGAATCAGCACCGTTACTTTCAGGGCCATGGGTATACACATAATCAAGTGTAACAACATTGTTATTTTCTGGTTTAGCACCAATAACATTATCACCAAAATACACTTCGTATTTTTCACTAGTATTTTCTTGTATATAGTATATTTTAGAAGAAGAATCCAAGTTTAACAAAGATTCAAAACGATTATACATATCGCTAGCAGCTGATTTTTCGTTAGCTTGGATTCTAACTCTAAGAGTAGATATATCAGCTTCAATATCAGGAATTTGAAATTTTTGACTTTCAATATCGTTATCAACTCTATACTGCACCGTTTTATATGTGCCTTCTGCAATTTCTACATCATTAAATACAAATTCGTTATTACTGCTTATTGTAACTGTATGCGAATCCAGTGCTATATAATCATAGGATTCACCTTGTACGGTTGTGGTAAATTTTGTACCGCGTGGTAGTGTCAATTCGGTTGGTCTTTGCTCAGGTGCAGAAGCCGTAGCATCTACCGAAATGCTAATTGTAGCTCTAGGTGCTATAACTGACCTTGGAACATACCCTAGCAATTTTGCACGTGTTACCACATTACCACGAATTTGAGCAGAATCAAGGAATGCTTCATTAAGAGAATAATGAGCAGCTACAGCATTATAATGAGTATTATACGCAAGTACATCTAACAGTGTCGACAATCCGCTGCCTTCGAAGTTATAATCATTAAACTCCGACTGCTGCTTTAAAAAGTTTTTTAGATTATCTTTAATCTGATCGAAATCTAATTCTGTTACGTTTAAATTTTGTGCCATATTATTTTACCTTAACCTTCTTAATACAATTTCAACCTGCGAGGCTGTGTCGAATTGCTTAATTAAAAATTTAACAGTGATTCTATATGCGTTATTATCAGCTAAATCTATTACTTCTACAAAAAGAGTTTTTATTCTTGGTTCTCTCTTTAATACCCGCTTAATGTTATCTTCTAATGCTAATTCAGTAATAGCATCAGCAGGTTCAAATAGTATTCCTCTTAAGTTTCCACCTAAATTTGATTGAAAGGGCCGTTCAAAAAAGTTAGTCAATATTAAATTCTTTACTGAGTTTTTTAAAGCCTGATCGTCCTTTAATGGTACGATATCTTTACGGATAGGATGCAGTCTCAGCGATAAATCTAAATCACTATATCCTTTTGAGCGCGCTACGCCACTAGAACCTATCGGTTTATCCGATAGTGCATAGGGTGAATGTATTTTTCCGCTGTCTACTATATTAGTCATACCTTTATTTATACCTCTTGGGTCGACGTATTTGCTATTTTAGCCTGTTGTCTTGCAACTGCTTGTGTACACGCTTCATCAAATGTTGTTACAATTCCATCATCTAAAAATTCGTCAAACCTTTCTCTTACTAAATCTACAAAGGTGCCAATATATGGTTCTGCATCAGGATATTTTTCTAAAACACCGGCCTTTTTATTTTGCCATTCAGCTTCTGTATAGTCAAAATATTTTAATTCATCAAATGTTGTACCATTGCTTTCAGCTATAGACTTATGAAACTCTGGATATATAATAGACATAATTTCAATAGCTTTTTTCTTACTACCAATTAAAGGCCCTATTTGTAAATGAATTAAATTTTTAAGTGTACCATTAGCGCGTTTGAGTGCTCTCTGTAAAACACGCTTATTACCATACTCTAAATCAGATGGCGAGAGTTCTACAGGTTCTTCAGCGACTGGTGGTTCTTCCGGCACCTTAGGCTCTGTTGGTTGTTCTTTTACAGTACCATCAGCAGAAGCTTCTACGTTAGGAACTAGTGCACATATATCTGGCTTTTCAAAGCTAAATATATCGTCTAATCCTAGCTCAGCTAGTAGGCCATCTATATCTAAGGCTTCTCCAAACTTTAATTTTAATTCAGCAATGGATGCAGCTTTATCAAGAGGGTTAGTTAAACCTGTTAAATCACTCAACATGGATTGCAAGCTATCAACTTGTGGTAACTCAGGTTTAAAGGATTCTAAATCAGCTTTCATGGCATTTAACTTAGCTTCCATATCACCAAGAAGATCTTTACCACCGCCAAGCAGTCCGTCTAATTCTAATTGCTTAGCCTTTAAATCATCTAAAGCTTTATTATTTCCACATATGCTCATTTATATTTCTCCTAAGCTGTAGCTACTATTCTTACTGTAGGCATAACATTACCCGTTTTTACATTACCAGTATTTCCGCCACCGTCCATATAACTAACTACATGTAATCTAAATGCTCCCGTATTAGAATATTCTGCAACATCTAATTTTATAGTTTTAGCACTAGTCCAATTGTTAATATTTCCATCTGCTGTATTACCTGAACCATCAACACTTAATACAATTGTAGTAGAAAATAGTCCTTGTTTATGTCCATGTGCGCCAAAATAATTCGATGGCCTATCTGTTAAATATGTTCCATCAACCTTAGGTTTAAAATGCAATAGCCCGTTTTCCCAACTAGATGGATTGCTGCTGCCTAATGACCACTGACCACCAACATAAATCTCATACGTAATT